TGTTATTATGGCGCCGCCGGTGGCCAGGGCCAGCATGATCACCCCAATTGTTATGCTGCACGCGGCGGCACTCAATTGATACGTGCCGAAGCCGATCAGGGAAATGCCGGCAATTGCCAATGTGCCTCTCATAAGAACACCGGGGCGCCGCCGCTGTAGGTGCCGCCGCCGCCCTGACTGGCGGCGAACATGGCTTCGCCGATTGCCATAATTATAGCCACTATCGGATCAATTTTGTCTACTGATCTACGCTTGGACGGCATCTGGTAGTCTCGCGTGTCTGAGTGGATAGCCATATTTAGCGCGGCCCATCCAAGCAGGCCATCCCCGCCGTGGACGATCCGCCCCTCGGCCAGTGCGTTGACGAGTTCCCTGAGCGGCTCATTGTATCGCCCGCACGTCTGGTTGAATGGGGCGGTGTCTATGCCGTATTCGTTGAGTGCCCTGGTTGAGAATTCCCGGCAATTGTGCGGGTCAAATGCCAAACTCCTGATCTCGTATTCTTCGCCCCGCCTCTCGAGCGTTTCATAGATAGCGGCCGTGTCGGTTGTCTCGCCGTGCGTGACGGTCAGTGATCCATCCGCGATAAATCGGGCGAAGGGCTGGGTGCGTATGTCGCGGCGGCCCTCGTCCGGGATCCAAACGTCAGCCCTGATTGCGTAGCGTTGTTTTTCCTCGCCGCCGACGTCGACCGACTCCAGCGGAAATACGAACCCCAGCGCCGCCAGGTCATCCCGCCATCCCCAGTCGAAGCCGGCGTGACAGCTCATGCCGTAAAGGTCTGGCAATTGCCCTGAGCACTCGGCCCAAATTGCGCGGGTGATCGGTTTGGTAATACTGCTGGTCGGCTTATTGCAATGGTACCGGCGGAATTCGTTTCGTTTTGCTGGATCGGTTTTAGCCTGGGCGGCCATCGTTCGCATGTGGTCAATTTTCACGACGCCGGCGCCGAGTAGCGGGTTAGCTTTTGGCCAGCATGCCTCGTCCAGCTCGTCGTCCTCGTCGTCTATTTCGGCAATGAAAACGAACTTGCGGTCATCCTCGGTTTCGTTGTCACGCTCAACGACGGCTTTCGCCGCGAGATATTCCTCCTGCCAAATGTCTGATTCGTCAGATCCCGCCGTCGTGATGATAAAAAGCAGCGGTTGATCTCGCTTTCCGAGCGACGTCTTCAGCTTCTCCATCAAGTCCCGGTGCTCTTCTTTCCATGCGTGGAGTTCGTCCACACAGATGACGTGGGGCACTAGCCCGTCAGCCGTCTTGCCCTCGGATGATAGCGGCTCGATTTTTGAGCCGTTGGCCGAGACGGATAAATTCCACTGAAGACACTCGATCCTGCCTCGCAAGAATTCGCACCGCTCGACGAATCGCCTGATCTCATCAAATACGATTTGGGCCTGCTTGCGCTTGGTGGCTACGGCATAGCACTCGGCCCTGGCCTCAATGGGGTCATCTATGACGGCGCACTTCAGGACGACGCCGGCCCCGAGCGGGGATTTGCCGTTCCCTCTCGCCATAGATACAAACGACTGCCGGAATCGGCGGAGTTTAGTTTTGGAATGCTTCCATCCAAAGATGGAACCAATAATGAAGGCCTGAAAAGGATACAGCGTGAACGGTACGCCGTCATAGCTGCCGGTGGTATGCTCCAGCATCGAGAAGAATCGAATCGCCTCGTCCGCCGCACCCCCGTCGAAGTAATACGGCCAGCCATCGACGCCGACTCTAGATTGATCGTCTAGGTGCCGCTGGCCCGCTGCCTTGACTGACTTTCCGGCGATAACCTCCCCAGTCAATACGCCTGAAATGTATTGATCGATGGATGCAACCGTCGGGTCAGCTGGCACTTATTCTGGCCTCGCGGGCCTTTAGAAACTCGGTAAATGGATCGTTTTTTTGCTTCGGCATCGCGTGGACCCGCGCCCGGCTGGACGGCGTTAAACCAAATTCCGTCAACAGCCGGACGAGCAATAGGGCCTTTCGCTCCTGGACTATGTCGAACGGGTTGCGGGCGGCATAGGTTCGGCCACCCTTCACGGTCACAATAACCTGCCCGAACTTCTCGACGTTGACGCAGGCTTTGCGGTAGTCCTGATACGCTTGGGCATAGAGTTCCATCGAGAGATGGTCAGCCGAGGATAGTAGGCTCATCTCGTCGAGGACTTTATAGAGTTTCTTCCAGGCCGTCTTGGCTGTCGCCCCCAGGTATCGCGGTAGCTTTGGCTTGCTGGTCGGCGGCTCTGGCTCGTTGGGGCGCTTGCGGTTCGGGTTAATCTTGAACGTATTCCGAGTTTCAAGCGTCTTCGTCGGTACTGGTTTGCGGCCTCTCACGTCAACACCTCTTGCCGGTTTAGGATGTGATCTCGTATCGGTTCGGCAATTGCTTTCATCATCAAGGGTGGTGCGCTGTTTCCTAGTCTTTCCCACTGTTGCGAGTAGCTTCCAGTCAAAACGAAATCATCAGGGAAAGCACAAATGCGTTTGAGTTCTGCAATGGTGAACTTGCGGCGAATGTTTTCAGTTTTTGTTTTTATAACTGCCCCCTCCCAATTACCAGAGCCACAAATAACAGTAGGTGCAGGGCTGTTTGCTTCTAGCGGCTTATAGAACTTTCTTTTTGGGTTTCGTTTGTTTGAAACATTTTGCATGAATGGAAGCGCGTCTTTGACGCTGTACTGATGCAAAAGCGGTTTTGGAAAAGCCGCCTCTTGTTTTAAGTCATTTCTGACTCCAATAAAAATCACCCTCTTGCGTTGCTGAGGTACGCCAAGCCACTGAGCATCGAGTACCTTGCACTTCACACGATAGCCGCACGCTTTCAGTCCTGCCAATATCTCAATGAACATTCCTTTTGCGGTTCCTTTAACCAGGCCGCTGACGTTTTCAGCAATGAATGCCTTTGGCTGGAGGTCCCGAACTAGCCGAATATATTCATTGAAAAGCTGCTCGTTGCACTGTTTGGCTCCGTGCTCGTAGGTCTTGGTTTTACCCCAGCCCTTATGGCGTTTGCCTGCGGTACTGAACGCCTGGCATGGTGGCGAGCCATCAAGCAGGTCCAGCTCCCCCTCTTCCAGGTTGCATCGCTCAAGAATCTCACTTGCCTGAATCGTGCGAATGTCTCGGCCGTCCAGGTAGCAATGCTCCGATTTATTGGCGTTGTAGCTGGCTTGTGCCGCGGGAACGAATTCGTTTGCCCAGACAACACGAAAGCCGCCCATACGATAACCAAGACACGAACCGCCGCAACCACTAAAGGTTGACGCAACTTTCAATCCATTCCACGGGATTGCTTTGATGTTTTCCATCGAAGGAACGGCGTAGGTCGGCTTGTCGATTGTCTTCGTACCCGCTGCCATGATCGTGACGCACGGTTCGTCAATGCTAAATCGCTTGCCCATTACGAATCCATCAGGATTGTCGCTTTCGTACCGAATTAAAATCCACCCCCCCCCCCACTTTTTTTCCTGCTTGCGTCAGAATTGTTGGACTTGGCAAATCGGCCGATTGCCATTTGACTGTAAAGTTTATATTCGTTCCGACTCCGACAATCACGTTCCGTCGCTCCATTGATATCCGCACTTTGGGCATTCGTGCGAAGTTTCAATATTCTCATCAACTTCAGGAAAGTCATCGGGCGGGGTGTCTATTATCAACTTGGAACGCTCGTTAAGTTCCTCCAGCATTGCATTCAGTGCTGGGTTATCCATCGTAATCCCGGTTAGAAGTGCGTCCAGGTTCCCGCCGTCGATAGTCGCCAGCGATGCCAACGGGTCGTGAGTCGCCAACACCTTCTCGGCCTCCTCGTCGTTTACATCCAGCACAATACAAGGCCACTTGATCGACGGGTCCACATCCGCCCGTAGGTGCCCGTCAATGATTGTGTTGTTGCCGTGCTTTTGCGAGTTGTAAACCAGCAGCGTATCCGCGATTCCCACCTCCGCAAGAATGCCCCGCATGGCGTCCTGCTGGGCCTCTGGATGTGTCCGCCAGTTTAAGGGGTGGGGACGTAGGTTCTTCGCTGGGATGCGTGTCATCGATACTACGCGGTCTTTGATG